CCTTTGACCAGATTTTGAAGTGCTTTGTTGTTTTCATTCTCCTGAAGAAGTTGATTGGTTTTTGATAAAATATCATCAACCGAAACCTCTTGGTCAAGGACCTCAGGGAAAAACTTCAGAAAAGTTTTTTCCCCAAGTCTCTCGATCCCATCTATATTATCGCTCTTGTCACCCATAATCACCTTAAGGGTAAGAATGTTCTGATGAGGTACTTTATGTCCCATTACAGAGACTTTGTCCCCCATCTTGTACGTTTCCTTAACCATAGGTGAGAAAATGGATGTGGTCGAATCTATGAGTTGCAACAAATCTTTGTCAGCGGTGAAGACAGTTTTGTTTTCATCCTTTGCAACCTGACAATAATATGCTATCAAATCATCTGATTCATTGTTATCAACACGGATCTGACGCACGAAACATTCCTCCAAGTATTCTTTGACTCGTTGTTTTTGGATAAGATATGACTCGAATTTGAATTCGTTCATATCCTGTCTACGATTCAGTTTGTACTTAGGGTATATTTCACGTCGTTGGGATGAGTTGCCGTCACCGTCCCAAAAGACAATGACTTTGTCGTAGTTGTGCTCATCCAACTGTTTTCTAAGTGTGTTGAGAAAGTGGTAGACTCCGCCGATGTGATTTCCATCAACGAAGAATTCACGGACTCCGTGGAATCCGATTTTAAATAGATTATCTCCATCTACTAAAAGGGTTTTCAATTGTTACTAACTAAACGGTTCGACAAACAACGTACTACAACACATCAGATTCTTTCTCCTCGTGTAAAGAGAAATCACCATCAGAACCAATAATACCTTTCCAGTAATCAGAGTACTCCTTCTTGTAAGATTCAATCGAAGCCTTTTCTTCAGTCGTATCTTTTCCTGCTAAGAAACCGTGGGGGGTAACAATAATCTTCCCATCTTCATAACCCAATCCATTGATGTGGTTTTTCATGACGGAGATTTTGGAACGGGTTGCAAACTTTACCGTTCTCTTATCTTTTGTTGCAGTAATCTTAGTGGTACCAGCACCTTTTTGATTACCGAACAAGAATACCAAAGATGAGTTCAGCCAAACTGACTCTCCACCTTTAGCTTTGATTTTGGGTTGTCCAAATGGATTGTCAGGAAGTTCAACCCATGGTTGGTTCACAATCACCAAAGTATTTTCAAATTTTGAATCCGCTTTGCGTGAACCTGAGATTCTTTGGTTGATTCCCATTCCGATCTTATCTGAAAGGGTTGCCGCATTGTGTTGCTTACCACCCTTACCTTCATAAGTCATCTTTGATGGAATTGATCCAACTGAATCCCAAAGGAACAACAAATCATATTCCAATTCACCCTTCTCTTGAGCATCCAAAAGTTCATTGATGTAATCGGTGATTTGTTCGATGTAACTAAAGTTGTTATTGAATATGAAAAAACCATCCCAATCGATTTCACCAGTCTCTTCGTCAACAGCTTCTTGACACTCAAAACCCATTAGTTGTGCGTGTTCAAAACTCCACTTCTGTTCAGTGATAATGAAGACAGGAAGAACCCCCTGTTTCTGAGCACTAACCGCAGACTTTACAAGAGCGGTAGTTTTTCCGGTATCACTGTGACCCAAGAACATGTTTATGTGTCCAATAGCCGGACCTGGAAGACCAACAGCCTCCAAGAACTCCTTACCCAAGTCCAAGAAACGCTGGGGTTTGTATTTTGCTGAAGTAGAGAACTTCTTCTTCAGAGATGAGAAATCATTTTTCTTTAGTGCCATGTTATTTTTTGTATTCGTATTCGTTTGCTCCTACAGTACTTTCAATATAAACCCAATCTTCGTCTTTTACAATATTTTCTAAAAATTCGTTAGGAACTTCTTCATAGATTTTTTGTTGTTCTTCTGTAAGTTCAATTTCGTAATAACGAAAGACTGGTGATATTTTAACTATTTTAGCCATTTAGATTATATAAAAAAAAGAATGGTGCCAACATATGTCAGCACCACTCTGAGTTTAGAACGGTAGATCTTCGTCAGGATCAGCACCTGCTTGTGGATCTGCAAGTTGGGTTGATTTGCCACCACCCATAGATAGAAGAGCATCATCACCGTAAACATACTTACCAGTCTCAGAATCCCAACGTGGTTCTTCACCACGAGCAATCGCTTCCAAGTACTCCACTGGTTTTTTAGAATAGACATCCTGCCAAGTCATCTCATCAGCCAACCACTCTTTCATAACATTTGCCTCAGAATGAAGAAGTGAAGGGTCATCGTGCATGATAGTTTGAATCGAAGTGTAGTCCTTACCACCAGGTGTTTTTTGTTTTACCAACTGAATAATAAGATCACGACCTTTTTCAGGATCGGTGATGTCACCCTTTTGTCTCCAAATAGGGATAATCTTATCCAAAATTCCTTCGTTCTTGTAATTGTGTTTGAATCTCCAAAATTTCACACCTTCTTCTTCAGCGTCACGATCGACAACCTTTACAATGTAGAACTTACGAGATTTGTATTGGCGAGCTAATTCTTTGTCAGATTCTTTTCCAGTTGACATGAGTTCATCATAAACTTCATTCAAAGGTGAACGCTCGTTATCATTTTTTCCTGGATCATAAAACTTCTGCCATTTACCACCAACCTGTAGTTCGTGATAGTAAACCTCAACAAAAGGTGATGATCCGTCTTTAGTGGGGAGAATGCGAACTCTTCGTTGACCTTGTGCCTGACCTTGTGGTAGGATACAAGCGAAGTATTTCTTCATTCTTTCTTCCTGTGACATTCGACCTGAATTGTCATAGGATTGGGTGTTTTTCTCGTATTGTGCGAGAACTGCGTCAAGTGGACTGCTCATAATAAAAAATTTAAGTTGTTAGACATAAAATATACGCCAAGTTTATTGTTCCGTCAAATCATTCGCCAAATAAAAAGGGTCACAACGTGACCCCTAAATTATAGTAATTTTATTTTTAAAATCAACGCATTCCAAATCTTGTGTCGGTTGGTTCGGGAAGTCCCGTGTCAAACGATTTCTTAATATCACTCGGAATAATTTGCTCGACCTCATCTGAAGTTAGAACATACTCATTTTTACCTGTTTTTTCTAAATCATCTTGCTTGTCGTCAAAAAAATCTGTTAGTTTTTGATGGAATGGTCCTGAATCTAAACTTCTCAACTCTAATTTTTCTTGAGGAGTTTTTGGACGATACTTCTCAACTTTTTCTTCAATGGAATTTAGTTTGTCCACTAAACCTTCCATTTCTGAAAGTTTTCCTTGAAGTCCTTCAAGTTGCTTGAACATCATTTCAAAATACTCATTTTGTTTCGACTCCATACTTTTTTGTGAGTTAACTAAATCAGTAATATCAATTTCTTCACTTCCTGAATCTGATTCTACTTCTTGACTCGATCCATCATCACCAATTTTTTCCACTTCATCATCTTGTGTTACATCAATCACTTCAGGTGTAGTATCAGCTGGTTCCAACATAGGATCCTCTGTCGGTACCTCCTCAGGTGTTGCTTCCGCACCTACTTCTGCACCTACCTCAACCTCTTGTTCTGTAATATACTTATTGATAGAATTGTGTCTTGTCAATTCCTCTAAAATTTTTTTGTCAATATTTTTCATTATCAACCGTTTAATAATTGTTTAACTCCTTGTGGTGTTTCTACTTGAACTCTCCTGTTAGTTCTCATTGTGTTGTCAACTCTTTCGATGAGTCCGTCACGATCTCTAACAGTGTAACAGTCACCAGTATCTAAATCACACACTTCGGTGTATCCATTACCTGTTGTTTTTTCACTATATCTTGAATTTTTTCCAAGATAATTGTCTAAATGGGCTTTAATATTCATAATATTATTTCTCTATAAATATAATCAAAAGTTAATAAGTCCTAAAGCAATACATTTATCAACAACCTCTGAGGATTGTTTTCTAAGTGATTGAACCACTGAGGCATTTGCAAATATCCAATTGTTGAGTTGTTCTCTATTCTGATACTTCTTAGTTGGCCACCATTGAAGCCAAACTAAAATTAAACTGTCAATAAAATCTTCTTTATTTCCCCACTTGAAGTCAGGGTTAGTATTATAGAGTGAATTGTAATATGTTGACATAAATTGTATGGAGTTATCAAAATTTTCAAAAACGGCATAAGGTATTGTAACTGAAATAATCTTGATTTTAGTCACGGTTATTTTCTCTGGTTGTACTGATGGTAATGATGGGTTGTCTGGTAAATGGTTATTAGTACAGATTTTTGGTAATGAGCCAAATCCAAATGTGACAACAACTTGGGAATTTTTTGATAATCAGACATTTCTTACTCAATCAGTTTCCCCCTTTGAGGTTTCAAATTTATGGCAAACTTATGAGGTAGATGGTGATGTGTTGCATACGGTTGGCATTTCGTCGGATATTCAAATGGATTGGAGGTTCAAGTTATCTGAAGGGGACACAATTTTATCATTGATGTCTTTGATGCAGCCTGAAACCGATAATTATACAATGGTTTTAGAAAAGATATAATAAATGATA